TACATTTATTTCTGTAGTAGGTGGAAGAAGATTTATGAGTAGAAATTCTTATATGTTGATTCATCAATTATCTTCATCATTGTGGGGAAAATATTCTGAAATAGAAGATGAGAAAAAGAATTTAGATTTAATGATGGAAACTATAAAAAGTGTTTATAAAGAATATACAAAAGTTCCTATGAGAAAGTTAGATGAAATATTAAGACATGATTTATTATGGGATGCTAACACTTGTCTAAAATATGGATTAGTGGATGAAATAATTTAGGAGTTATAAAATGAATATGAAACCACAGAAACCGTTACCAAAAGCACAGACTCAGATACAAGTAGATTTGAAAGATGCTGAAACTATAAAATGTGAGGATTGTGGCAATTCTGTTTTTATACCAGCATTTTTTATAAAAAGACTTTCACCAATAGTTTCACCTACTGGTCAAGAAGCACTAATACCAATTCAGGTATACAGTTGTGGTAATTGTGGGAAAGTGCCAGATAAGTTTAAGCAAGATGGCGAAGATTAAAAGGAAAAATTTATTTGATCATATAAATGCTATAACATCTCGACAGGATTCTAACTATTGGGATGAGATTTCAGATGAAGATAAAAAGTCGTGGTCAAATTATATGGTTAATCGTTTTTTGTCTATGAAAATGGATTGGATAGAGCTTGTAAATGAAGTACAGAAATATCCATTAAAACCAAAAGAATTATATAAAGTTTATACAGACATTTTACCAAAGAAAAGACAATGGTTAAAATATATTAAAGGAGATAAAAAGATGAAGTATCCAGAATGGGTTTATGAAATAGTAGCTAAACATTTACAGATTAGTTTGCGGGAAGCATCTGATGCTGTAGATATGTATGAGTTATCACATGGAGGTCAAGCAGAACTTATTGATATTCTATTGAAGTACGGTAGAACGATTGAGGAGATTCATAAGATTGGCTTATGAGTGTAACCAACTTCACAGTTGAGTACATAAATCGGAAAGCAGTTACCAGTTTCATAGAGAAACATCATTACTCACATAATGTAAATGGCATTCAATCTTATCACCACTTCGGTTTATATACAGAGGGCAACTTTGGATTGCCAAAGATGATTGGAGCTATGTTATATGCTATGCCATCAATGCCACATACTGCTAAAAAATATAATCCAATTAATCCTGATAGATGTATGGAGTTAAGGAGATTAGTTTGTGTAGATGATACGCCAAAAAATACAGAAAGCTATTTTATTGGTAAAACTTTGAGGTGGCTAAAACAAAATACTGGTGTAGAAGTTGTGGTTTCATTTGCTGATCAACATTATGGTCATACAGGAATAATATATAAAGCTACAAATTTTGAGTATTTAGGAGAAACATCTCCCGCAAGGGTGTTGATGGTGGATGGTAAAGAATATCACTCTAGGTCTTTAAATCAAGATAAAAGACCATATGGTAGAGAATTAAAAAGAAGATATGATGCAGGAGACCCAAATATATTTTTTAAGAAGAGAAAATCTAAACATATTTATGTATACTATCTAAATAAAAAAATTAAAAGACAGATTAAGAGGTTATAATGAGCGAAATATTAAAAGAATCAAATAAAAAAATAACATATGAAACTATGACAGAGGATAAAACCGTTGTTCAACAAATGGAAGAAGAATGGCCTCAAATGACAGCAGAGTTTCGTAGATTACAACGAGAACAATATGAATTGTTCTTACATAAACAACATGATTATGGGCCAGGTAATATAAGTGTTGGTACACAATTGCAAACACCTGAAGAAGTGAAGCTATCATTAACGGGGTTATGGTTTAGAATGAATGATAAGATACAACGACTAAAAACTTTGTTAATGGGTGGTAAGGAAGCGGCAGTAAATGGTGAACCAATAGAAGACGCATTTCTTGATGTATCTAATTATGGAATTATGGCAACGATTGTAAAGAATGGTAAATGGGGCAAGTGAAAAATATATCCTACAGTCAATATTCAATGTGGGCACAATGTCCACATCGATGGAAGACTGCATATATAGATGGTAAAAGAGAGTTCAAAGAAAGTATACATACTCTCTTTGGTAAATCTATGCATGAGGTCATTCAGGCATTTTTAACTGTAATGTATAATGATACTGCTAAGTTAGCAGAACAACTTCCATTAGAAGATATGTTACGAACCAGAATGAAACGGAATTTTGAAAATGCACTTAAAGAAAATGGGGGAGTAGAGTTTTGTACTGAAAGAGATATGGTCGAGTTCTATACACAAGGAGTAGAGATACTTAATTTTTTACGAAAGAAGAGAGCTCAATATTTTAGTAAGAAAGGTTATGAGTTGATTGGTATAGAAGTTCCTCTTGATTATGATATGCCAAACAATACAAAGTTTGTTGGATATTTGGATGTTGTTATTAAAGATACAGTTAGAAATGTAATTAAGATATATGACATAAAGACTTCTACTATGGGTTGGAATAAATATATGAAGGCTGACAAACTAAAGAGTGATCAGTTACTATTATATAAGCAATTTTACGCTAAACAGTATGACCACCCGATAGATAAAATTGAAGTAGAGTTTTTTATAGTTAAAAGAAAATTGTGGAAGAATACAGATTACCCACAGAAGAGAGTTCAAAAGTTTGTGCCCGCAAATGGAAAACCATCAATTAATCAGGTAGTCAAAAGATTAGATGAGTTTATGACAGAATGCTTTAATTCTGATGGGGAATATAATACTGAATATATTTATAAGAAGGAAGCATCTAAAAAGAACTGCAGGTTTTGTGATTTTAATCAGACAGAATATTGTGACGCGGGAGTTAAGTAATGATGAAAGTAAATGTTAGAATGAATTTATTTCATTTTTTAAATAAGCCATATGAAAAAGAAGTTACAGATAAATTATCAGTAATTAGTGCTGATTCAATAGTTTTTTATTTACGTTTATGGTATGAAGATGGTACTATTTCTACAAAAGATTTGAAGGAGTTTTTATTAAAATACGAGTCTAGTTTACATTTTAAAACTTATATAAGAGTTGGTAATAATTTAAAACCGGGTGATTTTGTGTGGTTCAATATTGTTGATAATGATAACGTTGGAAAATCGAATAGAGTTAGATTTGAATATATTTATAATAGTGAAGAACAAATATTAAAGGGCTTAGATGAATTTCATAAATGTGCTAAGTTTTGCACATCAGAAAAACCACCTAAAAGACAAAAGAGGAACGACTATGAAAGTAGCAATAGTAGGAAGTAGACAATACACAAATAAGAGAAGAATACAAGAGTTCGTCTTTAAGTTAAAGGAAAAGTATGGAGATGAATTAGAAATTGTGAGTGGTGGACAAAAACAGGGTGCTGACGGATATGCTAAAAAGTATGCTTTGGAGTTTGATACTAAGTATTCAGAATTTCCACCTGCTCATTATCAATATAATCAACATTGCGTTTTAGAAAGTTATAATTATGGTAAACCATATGCTGTATGGCATTACCATGAAAGAAATAGCAATTTAGTTGAATATTCAGATGCAGTAGTTGCTTTTGTACCAAAAGGAATTACGTCTAAAGGAACTAATAGTGCTTTAAAAGAAGCTGAGAAAAAAGATAAAAAATATGTTATAATAAATTAGTTTTATATTTATATATATATATATTGGAGATAAAATGTTATGTTAAAATTGACATCTGTAAAGTTATTAGATAATTTATATAAAAAATTCAAAGTATCTAATTTAGATGATAACTTTACATTACAAAAACTGGTAAATCGTTCAATGGATTTATATTTATTAGATAATAAATTTAAAACACAAATTCATGAATGGAAAAATTTAAAACCAAGTGGGAGTAGATTATAATGAAAGCAACAGGAGGTGGTGGTAAAGGTAACGAAAGAATTTTAAAAGATATTCGTGAAATATTACAACGAATGGAAAAACGATTAAAAGTTATAGAAAATACTATTCAAAAAACGGAAAATAAAAAACAGTTATTAAACGATTAAGAGGGTTATATGGCTAAAAAGAAAATTTTATTAATGTCGGATGATCTAAGAATGTCATCTGGAGTAGGAACTATGTCACGTGAATTTGTGTTAGGTACGTTACAACATTATGATTGGGTTCAAATTGGTGGGGCTATTAGACATCCCGAAGATGGTAAGATTGTAGATATGAATGATGCAATGAGGAAGCAAACTGGAGTTAAAGATGCTTATCTGAAAATTTATCCTATAAGTGGTTATGGTAGTACTGATTTATTAAGAGCTGTAATTAATATGGAATTGGGTGTGGATGCAATTCTTCATTATACAGATCCACGATTCTGGGGATTTTTATATGAAATGGAACATGAGCTTAGACAAAATATACCTATATTTTATTATAATATATGGGATGACTTACCTTATCCAATGTGGAATGAACCATTTTATGAGTCTTGTGATTTGATTATGAATATATCAAAACAAACACACAATATTGTAAATAATGTTGCAGTAAAGAAACCAAGAAATGATTGGGATAATACTTACATTCCACACGGTATTAATGAAGAAAACTTTTATCCCATTAATGAACTTGATGTTAAAGAATGGGGAGATTTATTAAATTTTAAAAGAAATATGACTGAAGGTAAGAATTATGATTTTATAGTATTTTGGAATAACAGAAATATTCGCCGTAAGTTGCCTGGGGATGTTATAATGGCATATAAAACATTTTGTGATGTGTTACCTAAAGAGAAGGCCGATAAGTGTGCTCTTATAATGCACACTCAACCGCGTGATGAAAATGGTACAGATTTGCCAGAGGTTGTAAGAAGTTGTTGTCCAGATTATGATGTTATATTTTCACACAAAAAATTAGAAGATAGAGAATTGTGTTTTCTTTACAATATAGCTGATGTAACAATTAATATGGCATCTAATGAGGGGTTTGGTCTTGGCACTTGCGAATCATTAATGTGTTCGACACCGATATCAGTTAATGTTACCGGTGGAATGCAAGATCAATGTGGATTTAGATATAAAGATAAATTATTAACCTACGAAGATTATAGTTGGGTACATTCACTACACGAAGCAGAGCTTTGGAAGGAAGATGAAGATTTAACTTGGGGTGAATGGGTGAAACCAGTTTGGCCTTCTAATAGAAGTTTACAAGGTTCAATACCAACTCCATATATTTTTGATGATCGTCCTAGATTTGAAGATTTTGCTGATGCTCTGAAAGGGTGGTATGATATGGAACCAGAAAAACGTAGGGAATGTGGTATGAAAGGTCATGAATTTGTAATGGGAGATGATGCTATGATGTCTGCTAAAGCTATGTGTCAAAACTTTATAGATCATATGGATACTGCTTTTGAAAAGTGGACGCCACGAAAACGTTATACAATATTTAAAGCATAGGGGATAGAATGAGACCGTTAATGTTAATTACAGGGCCTGTTGCTACACGAAGTGGATATGGTTCTCACAGTAGAGATTTAGTTAGAGCACTAGTTGCTATGGATAAGTTTGATATTCATATAAATTCTTTAAGGTGGGGTAATACTCCAATGAATGCTTTGAATGAAAAAAATCCAAAAGATAAAATAATTATGGATAGAATTTTAAAAGATAATAGTCTTCCAAAACAACCAGATGTACATATACAAATTAGTGTACCAAATGAATTTTCTCCTTTAGCTAAGTATAATATTGGAATTACTGCTGGTATTGAAAATACTGCTCCAAAACCTGAATGGATTGAAGGTCTTAATAGAATGGATATGAATATAGTTCCATCTAAATTTGTAAAACAGGTATTTGAATCTGTTACATATGAAAAAATGGATGAAAAAAGAGAACAAAAAGTTGGAGAGGTAAAATTACAAAAACCAATGGAAGTTCTTTTTGAAGGTGCTGATACAGAAATTTATAAGAAGACAAAAAACTTTTCTAAAGAATTTGTTGATGAGATGGATAAAATACCAGAACAATTTTTATTTCTTTATTCTGGTCATTGGCTACAAGGTGGTTTAGGAGATGATAGAAAAGATACAGGTATGTTGGTAAAAACTTTTTTGGAAACATTCAAAAATAAATCAAATTCAGTAGCTCTTTTAATGAAAACTAGCGGTGCTACTTTTTCTATTATTGATAGGAATGGAATAAAAGAGAAGATAAAAGATATAAAAATGACTGTTAGAGGCAAACTTCCAAATATTTATTTTTTACATGGTGATATGACAGATGAAGAGATGAATGAGTTATATAATCATCCTAAAGTGAAAGTACATATTACTTTTACTCATGGGGAGGGGTTTGGAAGACCGTTATTGGAGGCTAGTTTATCTGGAAAACCTATTATTGCTTCTAATTGGAGTGGACATAAAGATTTTTTAAATAAGAATAATGCAGTTCTTTTGCCGGGCACTATGACAAAAGTATCAAAATCATCTTTTCCTGAAGAAATGTATGTTGATGAAGCACATTGGTTTACTGTAAACTATCAATATGCTTCTCAAGTAATGGTTGATATATATAAAAAATATAGAAAGTATTCTTTGGGCTCTAAGAAATTAGGTATATTTAACAGAGTAAATTTTTCTATGAATAAAATGACACAAATTTTTGAAAAAATATTAGATGATTATTTACCTAAATTTGAAGAGCAACCTCAAGCAGTAAATTTAAAATTACCAAAACTTAAAAAAGTAAGCAGTGATAAATCTAAAAAAATAAATTTACCTAAGTTAAAGAAGGTTTAATATGGAACAAAAAACACAGTGTCCACTTTGTCTGGGATTACATGATAACTGTTTTGTAGAAAAAACGGAAGTAGATGGTAAACCATTTGAATCATATATGTGTTTTCAATGTGGTATGACAACAAATTCTCATTTTGCTTTAGATAGTGAACATTTAGAAAAGTCAACTGAAAATAATACTCAACTTATGAATGATTTGAAAGTTATAGATGATGACAGAGGTCTTGTTTGGTTTCCATCTGTAGTAAACATGGGAGAAAAGGGAATTATATATCCCGATGGTGTGCTAACTGATTGGTATTGGTATTATGCTAAAGTTGTAAATATTCCAAAAGATGAGCAAGGTGATTATGAAGGTCATGAAAGAAGATTAGCAGTAGAAAGTGCTGAAAAGTTTGGGCAGTTTGAGTTTACTGATGCTTGTATAGCTATGGGGATTATAAAAGATAATGGCTAAGTTACTATATACATGGGCTAAAGTTCAACGTGGGGATATAATATCATTTATTTATCAAAATAAAGAAGGTAGAAGATTAAGAAGAACTATACTTGTATTAGAACCAAAGTTAAAAGGTTTAGTACACGGAATACAATTAGAAATATCAAATATACCAACTAATCCAGAAATTAAAAAGATATTGAAATCAGCTGGAAAAACTGAAATAGTAGATGAAGATAAAAAGATTTACAGAGTTGAATTAGATGGGAAGACGCAAAATGTTTATAAAAAATTAAAAACATTAATTAAAAGACACGGTATTTATAGAACTTATAGTTATGATAAGGCTAGAAAGAGTTCTGTTTTACTTGAAGATTTAAAATTGCCAGCCCGGTTTTTAAAAGAGTTAAAAGATGAAGATTAGCTATGGTATCACAGTCCACAAAGAGGCTGATGAACTAAGTAGGTTATTAGAAATATTAATACACAAAACAGATAAAGAAGATGAGATAGTAATTTGTGTAGATGGTGACGATGATGGAGTTAGGTTTGTATTAGATAGTTGGACTGCACAATATGGACACGATGATATGAAAGTTATCAAAGTGTATCAGAGAAAACTTAATAAAGATTTTGCAGCTCAAAAAAATTCGGTTATAGAAAATTCTATTGGTGATTATGTATTTCATATAGATGCAGATGAATATCCACATGAAAATTTGTTACTCAATTTAAAGACAATCTTGGAAGTAAATGAAGTGGATTTGATTTGGATACCGAGAGTAAATACAGTTGAAGGATTTACAGATGAGGATGTACAGAGATGGGGTTGGAGAATCGATGAAAAAGGTTGGGTAAATTATCCAGATTATCAAGCACGTGTATTTCGTAATGATGAAAATATAAGGTGGACAAGACCAGTTCACGAGTATATTGATGGTTGTAAAACTTATGCTCATTTGCCACCACATGAGGAGTTATCACTTTATCATCCTAAAACAAAGGAAAAGCAAGAACAGCAAAATAAATTTTATATGGACAACTTTAGTAAAGATTTATTGCGGAGAGGGTGATGTTATTTTTAAGGGTTTTAGATAACAATCTTTATAATACAGGCGAAGTTGAAAATTTAGGATTCGATATATCTAAGGGTCTTAGAATACCAGATGAATATCTTGATAATCAAAGTTTCACTGTTATGAGAACTTGTCATGGTATAGGCGATTGGGGTATAATGTCAGCTATGCCGAGACTTTTAAAACAGAAATATCCAAACTGTGAAGTTTATGTACCATCAGCAAAGTTGTTAAATAAATTATTTGGTAATACTAATCAATGGTCTAGTTGGTCTAACCCGTATCAAAATGTGAATAATGTTTTTGATAATAATCCATATGTAAATGATTTTGTAGATGAGATTGATGGAGAAGTTTTTCATGATCATTATAGAATTTATGATAAATCTAATCCTGATGTTCCACTTTTAGAACAAATGTTAAAGTTTTGGCAATTTGAAGAAGGAGAGTATAAAGATTCTGCTCCTGAAATATATTTTAGTGATGAAGAAAAGGAGTTAGGCGATAGAATTATAAATAGGTATACGGACGGTGAGTATGGTGCTCTACTTATTTCAGATAGATATGATTATACTATGGATAAGATAATATGTGATATTATTAACCCAACATTAAAACACTTTTATTGGACTGAAAAACCTATAGAACAGACTTCGTTTAATTGGATTGATAAAGCATTAGATATGAGACACATGTCAATTAGGATTCAATTGTATATTAAGTCGAAAGCGAAATATAATGTTGGCAGTCAATGTGGAACAACTCAAATGATAACGAGATATTCAGATGTTTATACAACACAAAGACAATTTCCAATGGCTCATAACTTTGTTAGAGGAGAAAATTATTTTACTGATGATATAAAGAGAAAAATGTTAGAAGGTTTGCCAGATAAAACAGAATCTAAAACCACAACAAGTTTAAAGTTTAAAGCTGATTTTATAGACTTCTTCGATACAGAGGCTTATAGAAATATGAAGGTATTAGAAGTTGGTTCTTCTCTCGGTCACAGTACTAAAGTTTTAAGTAATTTGTTTGGTAAGGTTATTGCTATCGATAATTTGCCTGAAAGGCATGAACAATCTAAACAATTAGTTAATAGAGATAATGTTGAATATGTTGTTATGGATGTTTATCAACAACAATGGAATTTCGAAATGGTTGATATGGTTTTTATAGATTGTGTGCACGATTATATTCATGTTAAAAGTGATATAGAAAATTCATTAAAATGTTCTGATAAAGAGGCTATATTTGTTTTTGATGATTATGGGTTATTTCCTGAAGTTAAAAAAGCAATTGATGAATATATTGAAGCTAAAATTTTCAAAGTTCTTATAAAAATAGGACATCCAAAAGGTACTTTTTATCCAACTACACAAAATAAAATATTAAAAGATTATGAAGGTATAATATGTCAAAGGGTGTAGTTTATACATCAATTTTTGGAGGATATGACAAAGTTAAAAATCAATTTTTGTCTGAAGGTTGGGATTGGAAATGTTTTACAGAAAAAAATACAATTCCTTTGTATTCTGATAATAACAGAAATGCTAAAAAGTTTAAAGTTTTGCCCCATCGATACTTCCAAAATTATGAATATAGTATCTTTGTAGATGGTAATATGTCTGTAAGATTCGCAGGTGATATTAGTGAATTGATTGAAAAGTATTTGAATGATGCAAATGTTGCATTTTTTAGTCATAAAAATAATCTATTGGATTCAAGAAATTGTGCATATAAAGAGGCAGAGACTATATTTCAGTTAGGAGAAAAAAATATGCAAATTACACCTGAACGAGGTATTTTGAATTACAAAGATAATCCTAATATTATAAAACAACAAATGGAAAGATATAGTATGGTTGGATTTCCACAAGATAATGGATTAATTACGGGAATGGTAATTTTAAGAAGGCATAATGAAAAGGATTGTATTGAAACTATGGAAGATTGGTGGACAGAAATAAAGTATAATAGTAAGAGAGACCAATTGAGTTTTAATTATTGTGCTTGGAAGAATGGATTGAAATTTAATTATATGGACGGTGATTCTAGAGACAATGAATATTTTTACAGAGATACTGATGCACATATAGGCAAGAAATGAAAAATATAGTTTTTATACCTTATATAAAGAGAGAAAAAGATTTAACTGGTAAATCTAGTATTGGGCACTCTAACAGACATCAGGGGTATGAATATGGAATTAAGTCTTGGAAATATTGGTGCGATAAGAATAGTTGTGAATTGTATGTTATGTCTGATTTACTTTGTCCAGAATCAGAAATGCTAATAACTTGGCAAAGGTGGAAGGTTCTTGATATATTGGAGTATAATAATGTAGAATACGATCAAGTTTTATGTGTCGATGCTGATTCAATGGTACATCCCAACTGTCCTAATTTTTTTGAAATGACAGATTATAAATTTAGTAGTGTTCTTACTGATGGAGATTATGAATGGGTAAATAGGGCTATAAATGGTTACTCTAAATTATTTTTTGATAAAGAGTTTTGTATACCAACCTTTGAATTTTTCCAAACCGGTTTTGTGATAATCAATAAGAAACATAAAGATTTTTTTGATAAAGTTTTTGATTTCTATGATAAAAATAAGGGAGATATTATTAGATCTTACGATGTGTTACTTACTGGCAGTGATATATCTATAATGAACTGTTTACGAAAAGAATTTGGAGTTGAATTAAATTTATTACCAAAAGAATTTGGTATAATGGATATGGCTAGAAAGAATCTCTTTTATTTAACAAGAAATTGTTGGTGGAAGGATGATTTGACAAATCTCTATAATTCAGGATGGGTGTATCAGTTTAATGCTATTCCACAAAATGAACTTGGAAGAGACAGAGCTTATTGGATGAAAAGAATTTATGAGGAGCTATACGAAAAATGAGGATATTATTAACGGGCTTTAAAGGATTTATTGGAAAGAATGTACATAAAACTTTATTAGAAAAATATGATAATATAATTTCACTTTGTTGTATAGAAAAGGATTATGTAACGGATCAGTTTTGGATAACTTGTTTAAGGAGGGCTGTAATAGATTGTGATGTTGTTATTCATATAGGTGCTATATCAGATACAATGTTGAAAGATTGTAATGAGATGTTGAAATATAATTATGAATTTAGTAGAAAGTTATTTGATTACGCAGAATCTTTTGATAAAAAAGTTGTATATTCTTCGTCTGCTGCTAATACAGGAGATAATGGAATGCCATCTAACATTTACGGTTGGTCAAAATATGTTACAGAGAATTATGGGATGGCAAAAGTTAGTAATTTTGTTGCTCTTAGATATTTTAACGTTTATGGGCCAGGGGAAGAACATAAAGGTAAAATGGCTTCGGTTGCTTATCAAGCATATCAAAAAGGTGAATTTAAATTATTTCCAAAAAAACCAAAAAGAGATTTTGTTTATATCGAAGATGTTGTAGATGCTACACTTTATGCTGTGTTTAATAATATTAAGAAAGGAGTTTATGAAGTAGGAACATCGAAAAAACGTACATTTGAAGATATGTTAAATCTAATGAATATAAAATATGAATATAGAGATGAGATTGATATCCCTAAAGGATACCAGTTTTATACAGAAGCTAATGAGAAAAATTTTATGAGAGGTTGGAAGCCAAAATATAGTTTGGAAGATGGTATTAAAAAATATAAGAGTTATTTAAATGAAAACTTGTAGACATTTTAAAGGAGATAGACCTTGTAAATATTATTGGATAGATAAATCTTGGAACTGTTCTATATGTGAACACCATAACCCATTTAATGAGAGAATTCTTTTAATAAAATTAGATGCTTTGGGAGATGTGGTTAGAGCAATACCATTAGCAGAAGGAATAAAAAAACAATATCCTAATTCTCAGTTAACTTGGTTGACTACAAGTGCTGCGAAATATTTTGTGGATGGAAATTTATTTGTAGATAGGACATTAGAGTATAATTCAGAAGTAGTTAGGAGATTACAGTTTGAACGATTTGATATTATTATAAATTTGGATAAAGATCCTAAAGCAACTTCAATGATGATGTTATTTAATTCTGATGATAAGAGGGGTTACGGTTTACATCCGGAGGGTTATGTTATACCTTTGAATGATGATGCAAAGTATCATTATAATATGTGCTTAGATAATTGGGGAGCTAAAACTGAAAATAAATTAAATTATCAAGAAATAATATTTTCTATAGCTGGGATTAAATATGACAATGAAAAATTAATTATAAACTTAGATAAAGATGATTCTGATAAATTTAAAGAAGAATTTTATAAGAAATATGATATTCAAAATGAAGATAATGTAATAGTTTTGAACACTGGCTGCGGTCCAGTTTATCCACATAAAAAATGGACTTACGATGGATTTAAAAAATTGATAGAATATTTATTAGAAGAAACAAATAACAAAGTAATATTAGCTGGATCGGATCCAGAACTTTTGAGAAATAATAATCTTTGGAAGGAGTTTAATTCTTTAAATGTAATTGATACGACTAGTAAATATGATATAGAACAATTTTGTTATTTAATAGATTTATCTGATGTGGTGGTTACTGGTGATACAGTTGCTTTACATATTGCTATAGCATTAGAAAAGAAGATAGTAAGTTTTTTTGGTCCAACGCCACATCAAGAAGTAAATCTTTTTGGACTTGGAAAAAAGTTAGTGCGTGAAGAATTAGATTGTTTGAACTGTTACGACCAGTTTCCATGTCTATATGAGGATTCTAATTATGATGGTAAATGTATGAATTTGATATCGGCTGATGAAGTACATAAAAATATAAAGGAGTTATTGTGAGTTTAGAAATAATTTTCGCAGAGTTTGGTGATAGGTCAGCAGCAAATCAAAAGTGGGTTGGTGATATAGGAAGATTAGATCCAACATATTCTCAAGTCAAAAAATATTTTCCAGAAGCTAAGATAATTTGTTATAGTGATGATCCATCTATAGATGATGGATATGATATAGAGGTTAGAGTGGTTGATTCTGATGATACACCTTTTGATAAATCTTATAGAGAAGGAAGTGGAAAATTAAAGTGGGGCTATCATTGTTGTGATTATTACCAAGCTCAGGGATTACTTAATTCTGAAGCAGATATTGCAATATCAATGGATTCTGATTTAATGTTTGTATCTGATGAAGTACGAACTTTATTACCTATAATAGATAAGTTTGGAATTTGCTGTCCACAAAATGAAAGACAAATGGTAAGAGTTGATGGTATTTATACTCGTGGAAACGATGGTGATTATCATATAGGTGAGGATGAAACTAATGGAAACTTGTTAACTTATGATTTATGGTGGATAGGACTTCGTACAAATGATGAGAGAGGTAGAGTGTGGCTAGAAGAATTTCAAAGACTAATGGAAACAAATCCTAAAAGAGGACCATTACAATTAAGTAGAGCTGCTTGGAATACTGGTGTTTATCCATACGCTTCTCCAAAACAGTTTGGTGTTGGTAGTGGTCATATAGGATGTGGAAATGAAATAATTTTGCATGTCGGCCATGACAATGTTCAAGATCATTATTTAGAGAGGAGAATATAATGAAAATTTATTGTATATTATTTGATACAGTTCCACAGGACGAAAGAATAGAAAAATTATTTGAACGTAAAAATTTACATTATTCTGATTATATTACTAATAGTTCTACCGTTCCAACGGTTGTTTCAATGTTTTCTGGGTTAACGCCAACTGGAATAGCTGGTCCTGGTGGCATAGGACATTCGCACACATTCAATCAGCTAACTAGCTCACAAAAACTGGCGTGGGATAAAGAACAAGTTTTCTACGGTTTGCCTGATGATTGGAACATACATTTGCATTCAATGCCATTAACTAGGGGTGATTTGGGTTTACATGAGTGTATTGAGGAGAGGCACTACCATCCACCAGGTTTGGGGGGACAATACCTTCCCGATGGTTTTTTTCTTGTACCAGATGATATCTGTGGAAGAAATAAACAGATGAAATTTTATAAGTATAACCCAAATGTAGATGAAGAAACTTTTCTTAAAGTGATGCAAGATCTTCCTGCTGATGAAAATAATTTTATATTTTTGAAATACAATCATTATCACGATGCTTCGAGAGGAGAGTCTGTTGAATATCAAGGTAGAAGGGTAGATCTTGAACATGAACAAGTAATAGATATGTATGTTGATATGATAGATAAAATTAACTTTGAAGAAGAAAATTCTTTATTTTGGTTGTTTGCTGATCATGGCCATGCTGATGGTGTTGATACGTTAATGTCTCCTCCCAATTCATGGTTAGCATGGGTTAGTGTTACTGATAATATTACTAATAAAAAAGTGACTAAAAATAAGATAGCAGCTGTTGATTTTAAGAATACGGTTTTAAATAGGATATATAAGAGAGGAAGTTTAGGTCAGTTAAGAGCTGATAGATTATCCAATGATGTTTTATCGCCCGTTGATAAAGATAGAATTTATGTTGCTGAAGATGGCAGGGGCGATGTTGATCCTAATCATGGAACAACAGTTTCTGCAATTCGATGTTTAGATGATAATAGATTTGTTCAATTTGTGCATCATTCACCGAATGCGCCAAAGGGTCATCATACGAATGAGAAAACAAGAACTATTATGTATGATAATAAAAATAAATTTTATGAGACTATCGAAACAGATACAGAATTGTTGAATTATCTTAGGTCTGGAATTTGGAAGTGGTATTTTGAGTGATACATCAAAAAAATATGATAAGATAAACGAATTTAAGATATTTATATCTAAAGAGATATTACAAGAGGTTTTAAAATAAAATGGAAAGTTTAGAGAGTTTATCAATAAAGTATGATGTGGATACTCTTGAATTGGGTTATATACCACACTATGAAAATTTATTTGCAAATATACGAAACGATGTAACTAAAGTGTTAGAGATAGGTGTGGAAACTGGTAGATCTCACCGTATGTGGTTAGAGTATTTTCCTAATGCTACAATATATGGATTTGATATTTTTGAATTTGGGGTTGAAGAATTTCATAGGTTACAAGAAGGAAATCCAAATTTAAACAGGTCGGTTATGTTCAAAGGAGATCAGTCAAACGTGCAGGATCTTAATAATTTTTTGTTGGAATATGGTAATGATTTTGATATTATAATTGATGACGGTGGACATACGATGAAACAACAACAAATTTCTTTAGGAATATTATTTTTTGCGGTTAAGTCTGGAGGGTATTATGTAATTGAAGATTTACATACTTGCAGTGGTCAGTGGGATACGTTGTATGGATATAAAGTAATAGAAGATGGTGATGTTTTAACAACGGATTTGCTTGACAGTTTGGAAAATAAAAATAAGAATGTATTAGAAACTTCTTATTTACCAAAAGGAACTGTAAATGTGATTAGAGATAAAATAAAAAGTTGTATAACAAAAATTGGTGTTGAGTCATATACTAATCCAAAGGGGCAGAGATATAATTGGCCAACACTGTTATCATTTATGGAGTTAAAATGAAAATAGTTGGATTTCACAGTGGTCACGATTCTGCTTACAGTATATTAGATAATGGAGTTCCAGTTATACACAATGAACTTGAACGATTTAATAGAAGAAAAAATTCTGTATCGAATTCTATTCAGTTTTTTCTAGATAATGAGAAAAATATTGGTGATATAAAACATATGACAACTCATAGAACTGGTGGTATGGTTGATAATGATTATATGAAATCGTTTAATAAATGTCAGAGTATAATTGAAAAAAATGGTGGAAAACTGTATATAGTCGGACACCACCAATCTCACGCAGCTAATGCATTTTTTACAAGTAATTTTAATGAAGCATTGATAATGACTATTGATGGTAGTGGTATAGATAATATAGACGAATCTTTACATAATAAATTACATATTGATGTGGCGCCAGGAATAGTTCCGGAATCAGGTCCTCCAGCTGCAGATGGGTACATAACGTGTACTACTTTTTGGTATGGTACTGACAATAGAATAGATCTTCTAAGAATGATTGGTCGTGGTAAAGTTAATATTGGATTTTATTGGACAAATTGTACAAGAAAAATATTTGGTCTTGGAACTTGGAGAGACCAAATGGGAGATCAGGCAGGTACAGTGATGGGAATGGCTGCTTTGGGTGATTCAAATAAATATATATCACACTTCAAAAATTTATCTGATCTTAGAACAGGAGAAGATTGGGGTCCAGTTGATATTGATTTTTTGATTGAAGAAGCTGAAAAATCAGAACAAAATAAATTTGATATAGCAGCTGCACTACAAAAAGAAACTGAAGATGTTGTAAGAGGCATGTTGACACCTCTTATAGAAAAATATAAACCTAAGAACTTATGTTTGTCTGGAGGAGTGAGTTTAAATTGTGTAATTGCAGGTAAAATGTTAGATTGGTATCCGGGTATAAATATTTTTTGTGATCCTATACCATATGACGCGGGGTTGTCTTTAGGATCTTCTAGATATACGTGGCATCATATATTAGGTAATTCAAAAGTATATAATAATCCTTCAAATTGGAATCCGTATTTGGGTTATACTTATAGTGAAAAAGAAATTTGGTTTGAAATTGAAAAGCATTTTATTACTGAATCGAACTATAAAATAGTTAATGATGATGAAGTAATAGATTTGTTATGCGAGAAGAATATAATTTCAGTATTTGGTGGTGGTTCTGAATCAGGTAGAAGAGCATTAGGAAATAGAAGTATTTTAGCAGATCCAAGACATTTAGAAATAAAAGATATAGTTAATAAAAAAGTTAAACATCGACAATGGTTTAGACCATTTGCACCATCTATATTACGAGAAGATGTAAAGGATTGGTTTGCTCATGATATAGGAAGTCCTTATATGAGTTTTGCATTATCGTTTAAGGATGGTATGGCAGAAAAAGTTCCAGCGGTTGTTCATTTTGATGATACTGCAAGATTACAAACTGTAAAAAAAGAAGATAATGAGTGGTATTATAATTTTATAAAGAAGTTTAAAGATAAAACTGGTATTCCTATGGTTTTAAATACTAGTTTTAATGATAGAGAACCAATCGTTGAAACTCCTGGAAATGCAATTGATTGTTTTATACGAACAAATATAGATTATTTATATTTTAGAGACTATGGGATATTGGTAAGTAAATGAAGAAAGTTGCGATTATAGTAGAAACTAGAAAACACAAAGCTTTACCGTTTGTGTTGAATAATGTTATGTCAATTTTACCAAAGGATTGGTCGTTGCAGATTTTCCATGGGATAAGTAATTTAGATTACATTGAAGAGGTTATAGAAAAAGATAATTTTTTAAATAACATTAAAGATAAGATAATATTCAGTAATTTAAATATAGAATCTATTACAGCTGATGATTCAAGTCTTGATATAATGTTGACAGAAGATTTTTGGAATCAAGTAATTGGCGAAACTGTATTATACTTCGAGTGTGATTCTATGCTATGTTTTAATTCAGAACATAAGGTTGAAGATTTTGAACACTTTGATTATATAGGTGGTTGGTGGGGAAGAAATTTTAATCCTAATTCTTTGGAACAATCATATGATAGAGTTATGAACGGAGGATTATCTATTAGAAAGAAAAGTTATATGTTGGATATTATAAGGAATGAATTACAGCCATATTTAGATAGTGGTGGCAATCCTTGTGAAGATTACTTTGTCTCAGATAGGATAAGAATTAAGCCAACTGTAAGAGAAGTTTTAAGTTTTTCAATAGATAATGGTTATATGCATCCATTGGAAGATGACGCTCCATTTGGATTACATAAGCCGTGGGGAGTAACTCCATCGAAGGGTCATGGAATATATTATGAAGAGATTAAAAAAGTATGTGATGGAGTTGAAGAATTGGAGAGATTGAACAATGTATAGAGAAGGCGAATCAATGAGGCTTGAAGAAGTTAAGGATTTAATTTTAGAACCAAACTATATTTTGGATGTTGGTGCACATACTGGACAATTTTATAGGTGGGCTAAAAATGTGTGGCCGTGGTCAGTTGTTTGGATGGTAGAAGCTAATGAAGTACATGAACGTATATTAAAAAATATGACTGTTGGTACTGATGATGCATATTTAATTGCTACTTTGGGAGATGAAGAAAGAGATGTTACTTTTTATACTCGGAGTGATAAGCCACATACAGAGGGTGCTTCGTATTACAAAGAAAACGCATATTGGGATATTCCACAGTTGGTAATGCAAATACCAAAAAGATTACAAAAATTAGATAATCTTTTTGAAGATATGCAATTTGATATTATTAAAATGGATACTCAAGGCTCCGAATTAGATATAATAAAAGGTGGTAAAAATTTGTGTAAGAAAGCTTCAGCTATTATACTTGAAGTGTCGTTGGTGGATTTAAATGAGGGAGCTCCGACATATGATGAAGTTATAGGATTTATGGATGATTTTGGTTTTGAAGAGAAGATGAGTATTGGTGAACACTATGACGGAGATGAAATAATTCAAAAAGATTTGGTGTTTTTAAATGAGGAGTTGTTATGAGAAAAGAGTTTTTAGATTTGGGTAGACAACCTATAGCAAATAAGTTTTTAAAAGAAGATGAATTCAAAGACGAGTTCTTTTTTGATTTGAAAGTTGTATTTGATGATGAAACTAAGTTGGTATCATTGAAGGAGTTTGTGAAACCGGAGTTGATGTTTAACGAGGATTATGCTTATAGTACTTCTATGTCATATCCTATGGTAAAACATTTTGAGTTAACTGCTAATATGTTAAAAGAGGAGTTTAACCCAGAAACAGTTTTAGAGATAGGTTCTAACGATGGTCCTTTCATAAAGAACTTTGATACAAAGATTTCTATTTGTGTAGAGCCTTGTGAGAATTTTGCTAAGAAAACTACGGATATGGGATATAGAAGTTATATTTCTTTTTGGGATACAGACGTATCTCATGGTATAAAAGAGATACATGGAGAAATGGATTTAGTTTATGCTGCAAACTGTATTTGTCATATTCAAAACTTAGATGAATGTTTTGCTGCAGTTAAGAATATACTATCAGAGAATGGAGTATTTGTATTTGAGGATCCATCTTTACTTCGTATGTTAGAAAGAGGTTCTTATGACCAAATATATGATGAACATGCACATATATTCTCAGTCACAGCATTAAATAATATTTTAATAAATAATGGTTTAACAATATTTAGGGTAGACAATCTTTCAGTTCATGGGGGCTCTAATAGAATATATGTTGCTCGTAATAGACCTGTCGAATTTTCTGTTGCGGAAAACAAACAAAGAGAATATGATTTTGGTATTAATAATTTTCAAACTTATGAAATATTTGCTGAAAGAGTTAGGAAGTCTAAAAAAGATTTGGTAGAGTTACTTACTAAATTAAAGGGTGAGGGTAAGAGAGTAGTTAGCATTGGTGCTACATCTAAATCAACTACAGTATTTAACTATTGTGATATAGGCGAGTCGTTAATTGAATGTATTACAGACACTACACCTGATAAACAAGGTTTGTTAGCACCCGGCAGTCATATACCTGTAGTGGATAGAGAGTCAGTTAATTTAAACGATTATGATTATGCTTTCTTAGGTGCTTGGAACTTTAAAGATGTTATTGCCAATAAAGAAAGAGAATTTGTAGAAAATGGTGGTAAGTTTATAACGCACGTACCAGAAGTAATGGTATTTTCATAAGGAGAAAAATATGTATTATCACGAAGATGATAGGGCACAACGGTTGTTTGATGTATTTGATGTATTGGATGGACAGATAAATGTTTCGTATGTAAATAGTACTGAACATGTAGTGGCTTGGCATAAACATAATATCCAAACAGATTATTGGACTTGTCTTAAAGGTTCGTTTAAAGTAGGAATGGCTACCAAAGAAGATGGTTGTGAGTTTGTCTATTTGTCAGATAAAAATCCAAGGGTTATTGAGATGAAGCCAGGAGTATACCATGGTTATAAGGCAATTGAGCCGGGCTCTATATTATGTTATTATTTAACAGAGAAGTATAATCCTGAAGATGAAATAAGAGCTGCTGTTGGAGATTTTGGTGAGGAATGGAGTACACCAGATAAATGAATACGATAGAAAATGTAAAACTCATCAATCTAAAAACATTTATTGAGCCGGATGGCAATTTAGTCCCGATTGAATTAAATAAAGATATACCTTTTGAAGTAAAAAGAATTTTTTATGTTTTTGGAGTACATGATCAAAATGATAGAGGTAAGCACAGTCATTATAAAACTAAACAAGTATTGATTTGTGTTAATGGTGAGGTGAAAGTTTTGTGTGACGATGGTTATCGTAAAGACACTTGGATATTGAATAAACCTAATCATGCATTATATATTCCAGAGTTGATTTGGGATGAACAAGTATATATAAATTCAGAATCAGTTTTATTGGTTTTAGCAAATACCAACTACGATTTTTCTGATTACATAGAAGATTATGAAGAATTTAAGAAGTTAAAGGTGGGATTATGAATATATTAATTACTGGAGGGTGTGGTCATATAGGTTCATATTTGATTAGAAAGTTGCCGTTAAAATATAAAATTACGGTTGTTGATAATTTATTGACTCAGAGGTATTGTTCTTTATTTGATTTGGGTAGAGGAATAAAGTTTATAGAAAAGGATATAGATGGATTAACAAAAGATGATGTGGTTGGAATTGATGTAGTTATACATTTGGCAGCAATAACGAATGCTGAGGGAAGTTTTAAAAATAAAGAAGAAACAGAAAATGTTAATATTGTTAAGACTGAAAAATTTATAGAGTTATGTAAGAAAGTAAGAATTCCTTACTTTATATTCCCATCATCAACGAGCGTCTATGGAACAGCTACTGATGTTGTTTATGAAGATGATGATTCAGTAGTTAATCCACAAAGTCCTTATGCAGAAACAAAAATAGGAATAGAAAACTTATTAAAAAATCAAAGTGATATTAGTTATTTGATTTTGAGATTTGGTACTATTTTCGGTCAGAGTATAGGGATGAGATTTCATACTGCCATAAATAAATTTTGTTATGAAGTATCACTTGGAAAACCATTAACGATTTGGAAACAAAATTATGAACAGGTTAGGCCATATTTGGGATTGGATGATGCAGTTAGAAGTATAATTCATTTTCTAAATAATTCACAATGTTTCAATCAAACATATAATGTTATATCAGGTAACTATAAGTTGAGTGATGTAGTTAAATCAATAGAAAAGGTTGCTGGTAAAGTAGATTTGAATATGGTAGACACACCATTGTTAAATCAGTTTTCCTATGATGTTAATGATGAAAAGGTGAGAAAAACTGGATTTGAATCAAAGGATAAATTAGAAGTTTCTGTGAGGGAAACTTTAAAATTGCTAGATAATTTGAAATGAAAAAAATATTAATAACGGGTGGCAACGGAGAGTTTTGTAAACATTTGGTTGAGCTGGGTAAGGAACATTCATTTTTTACCCCCGTTAAGTCAGAATTAGATGTAAGATCTTATTGGGGAATAGATCAATATTTTTACCGATATCACACTAATTTTGATTATGTAATTCATGCTGGTGCAATTACAAGACCAATGGTTATTCATGAAGATAATCCTAGATTGAGTATACACACTAATATAATTGGAACTGCTAATGTTGTATTGGCTTGTGAACGATACGATAAAAAAATGATATACATTTCTACAGATTATGTTTACCCCGGAACAGATGGTAATTATAAAGAAACTGATTCGATGAATCCATTTACAAAGTATGGTTGGTCTAAGTTGGGTGGTGAATGTGCAGTACGAATGTATGATAATCATTTGATATTAAGAATGGCTATGAATAGAAAACCATTCCCACATCCAAAAGCGTTAGTAGATATGAAAAAGAGTTTGATGTACATTGAAGATGCTGCTAAGATTACCTTACAATTATTGGATGAGAATGGGATTATAAATGTCGGCGGTAAATCACAATCAGTTTATGATTTTGTTAAGGAAACCAATCCAAATATTCAACCAATAACTTTATCAGAAATATCAGATGTAAATATGGCAACTGATTGTTCAATGGACACTAAAAAAATGAAGAAGGCTATTGATGATACAGTTATTTAATATAAACACACATAAAATTGATACGTCTGAATTTTCTAATTTATTACATGATGATGTAGTTATTAAATTTGAGAGAGTAATTGCAGAGTATGTTGGTGCTAAATATGCTTGTTCTGTTAATAGTGCTACAAGTGCTATATTTTTATCACTGTTAAATAAAAATGTAACTGTTGATTTACCGAGTATGATACCACCAGTTGTAGCTAATGCAATCATTACAAGCGGAAATAAGATTAATTTTATAGACGATGTTGATTGGGTTGGTCATTCTTATAGATTATATCAGTTTGATGATTATAAAGTGGTGGATTCTGCACAAAAATTAGAGAAGAACCAATTTCAAAAAGAATGTAACCCACAAGATTTAATGATATTCAGTTTCTATCCAACTAAACCACTTGGTGGTTCTGATGGTGGAATGATTGTAACGGATGATTATAAAAAGTATAAATGGTTTAAAGAAGCTGTTTTAAATGGAATGACTTATGCTGAAAATAATTGGGAAAGAGGTATATCCTTTCCTGGTTATAAGATGTATATGAATTCTATACAAGCTGAAATACTAATGAATAATTTTGTTAAATTTGAAAAAAAGATGGGGGTATTGAATACTTTAGTAAATATTTATAATAAAGAATTAGGTTATAATAATTCAAGTCAACATTTGTATAGAATAGAGGTTGTGTATAATAAAAAGTTTTTAGAAAAAATGAATAAAGCTGGAATTATCTGCGGTATACATTATCCAGCTCTCCATAGGAATTCAATATATAATGGAGGTGTGGAATTTGATTGTCCTAAATCTAAAAAGTTAGAGAAGAGAACTGTAAGTTTGCCGATGAATGAGAAATTGACTTTTTTTGAGTTAGAGTATGTTATAGATAAAGTTAAGGAATATATTTAATGAGTATGCCTGAACATGGAAAATATGAGTGGCTTCCAATACTTTATGATTTTGTAAAGGTTTTAGAACCAAAAAAAATAGTGGAGTTTGGGCCAGGAAGAGGTGTGACAACAATTATTATGGCTCAAGCATTGAGGGATAATAATATAGAAGGACATATAAATTCTTATGATATTTGGGATAATGAATATTGGGGTGGGCAAAAGCTTTCTCAGTCTGAATATAAGGTTTGGGATGTGTCTGATTATATAACTTTAACACAACTTGACTTTTATGATTGGATTAAAACTGATGAGGATTTTGATTTTCTTTATTTTGATATTAACAATACAGGTGAAAAATTAAAGACTCTTTATCAGAAAGTTAAGAATCAGATTGATGAGGGTGCTGTAGTGTTTTTTGAAGGTGGTTCTGAAGTTAGAGATTTACATGGTCATGATGGAAGTAATATGAATGATATAAAGGAAGAAATAGGATACAAAGTTTTAACAGATAATATAAAGTATTCAGCATCAGCAATTTATAATAATGAGTTATACAACTTAGAGTTTTAATGAATAAAATATTAGTAGTAGCAACTGGTTGGCATTTCAGTTCTCATTTTTATGAGACGATGGTTAAACAAATAGTTCCTGAAGGATGGGAAGTAGATTACTATTGCGTAGCACACAGAACACCAGAGGTTGAAAACACGATAAGTGAAAAAGAAAGTATAAGAAATTCTACTGCTGAAGATTTTCTTACCCAACTAGACCAACTAATGTATGAGTATCCAATAACAACAAAACAGATAGAAGATTTTGGTTGGAAGTTTGAGTTAGAAGAAAATACAGTTGGAGATATGGAGTGCTTCAATCAATGGTCTGAACATTATGATTACAAAGACTATGATTTTATTTTAGTTACACACGATGATAATCTGATATTGTCCGACCAATTGTTTGTTGATATTATTGATGGTGTTGAAGTTTATAAACCAATAGAAGAGAGTAGATATGGCGCTCATCAATTTAATATAGAGTCGGTTAAGTTAGATAATGATTGGATGTTTTTAGATAATGGATATACTCAAAGTTTACCAAAAGCATTTACGCCGAGAGGTTCTTTCAGTTTTTATAAAAAAGAATTGGTAGATATGCTACCTGATAACAAATTTAATATGTATGAGAATGGTGGTTATGGTATTGTTTATCGTCAAGGTGAAACTGCTAGTGTTGGTTACGATGGTATAAAAGCTTGGAATACTCATGCTGGAACATTTAGAGATTTTCTATATGAAGGTAACTTAGTAGATAATACGAGATGGTTGTCTAATATGAAAAGAGTAAGTAGATATTGTATAGAGGGTGAAAGAGGATTTATTAGTAATCATAGAGCTGGTGAGAATTATTTACAAAATATACAGAAGCAACTAAAGGAGTTAGAATGGATATAAAACAGCCAGTAATTCATGATAGACATATAGTTAAAAGAGCTTTTGAAATTTTAACTTCGAAAGGAAAGGTTCAGTTTGAACATCCTAAAGATTTGACAATTGTGACTTGTAGAAATGAAGGTTCGATGGAAGATAGAATTATACCACATTTATCAGGCTATGAAAATGTTTCTATATTAGAATCAAACTTAGATTATTTAGGTCTTGATTTAGTTGTATTAAAAGATGCTAGATTACCTTGGAGAAATACTTTTAAGTTTGAAATGATTCATAATTATTTAAACTCTGGTAAGTGCACAACGAAATATTTTATGTGCTGTGATGCGATTGATGTTATTTTTATAGATAACCCACAAAGAGTGATTGATATATTTCACACATTTGAATGTGATGCTCTTTTTATGTCTACACAATCTTTGGATGGTTATAATTGTATGCCCGAAGTTAAGAGGTGGGCTGATAGGATAAATGAAGGTAGAATGAGGTATTTGAATAGTGGAGTTTATATTGGTAAAACTTCTTTTATAAAGAAGGTATTTGATGAGGCTATTAAATATGCTATACCACATGGAGTTACTATGGATGAATATAGAGAATATTTAAAAAGTGAACCAAAAGATTATCCAAATGGTTCACAAGACCAAGATATTTTTAGATATCTCGAACCAGATCTTTATCCACGTTTGAGAGTGGATTACGATAATCTAATGGTATATAGGAGTTAAATTGAAAATACTAATAACAGGCGGAACAGGTACTGTAGGCAAATCTCTTATTAAGTTAAATGACAATGAATATATTAATGTCAGTAGAAATGAAGAGAAGATTGCTGAACTAAAAAGGGAACATCCCGAAGTTAAATCTTATGTAGGTAACATAGAAGATAAGGGATTACTACTTAGAGTATTTAAGGATGTAAAGCCTGATGCGGTGGTTCATGCGGCTGCTATGAAACATATTGATTTGATGGAAAAGAATCCTATAGCTGGTTGTAATATAAATGTGATGGGTAGTTTGAATGTGGTTGAAGCTAGTATTATTAATGATATTCCAATTACAGTTGGTATAAGTACAGATAAGGCTTGTTTGGCTGAGAGTGTATATGGTGCTTCAAAGTATTTAATGGAAAGAGTTTTTATGAATAGTAATAATGATACTAATAGATTTGCATTAACTCGGTTCGCTAATGTGGCACATAGCACAGGTTCAGTATTACCTTTTTGGTTGAAACAAAAAGAAAAAGATGAATATCTTAAACTTACAGATCCAGATATGAATAGATTGATATTTACGCAGTTTGAAGCAGCTCAGTTAATTAAGAGAACTATCAAATGGACAGAAGAGTATGGTGGTGGATTTATAAAATCGTTTAAGATGAAATGTGTTAATATGTGGGATTTGGCTATGACTATATCAGATAAAATAGAGGTAGTTGGAAAGAGACCCGGCGAAAAAACTGATGAGGATTTAGTATCAGAAAATGAAGTGAATAGAACTTATCTTTATGGAGATGATATTCATATTCGTATGGAAGAAAACAAACAAAACAATAAATTGACAGAACCATATAATTCAAAGTCGGCTAAGATGATGACAGAAGAAGAAATGGAGGAGCTGGTGTGGAATTAGAAGATTATAAATTTGTTTGGTTTACTGAGGGTGGATGGTCTGGTAAAGTTAAAATAGATAATCCAAATATGAGAAATGATGTTTCTACTAAGTATATCTTGGGGGCTGAACATTATCCTATATTTCAGATACCAGAAGTATTACAACACTTCGGTAAAAACTATTTTGATTTTGCAATTGTGACGTTACCAAAAACTAATGTAGATAAGTTGTTACAGTTTGATATGATTGGTGATTTAAAGAAACTTAGTAAGAAAGTTATATCAATGCAAGAAGGCCCACATTGGTTCTTTCAAGACTATAAGATGGAAGAACAAATTTGGTGGTATAATACTCTTACTGAGTTTGATATGTTGTTTGCTCATAATAAAAAAGATGTAAAATATTATGAAGGATTAACAAATAAACCAGTACATAAGATGCCAACATTAATGTTAGCAGAAAGGTTAGGAATTATTCCAAGAAATGAATGGGGTGATGCAATTATGATTGGTGGTAATATGGTTAGATGGTATGGTGGGTTTGATTCTTATGTGGTAGCTCAAGAGTTTGATATGCCAATATATGCTCCATCTATGGGTAGAAAAATAGATAGAGAAGATGAAATGGATATAACTCATCTTCCTTATATGACTTGGGTTGAGTGGATGAATAATTTGAGGCAATATCATGTTGGTGTACATATGATGCCGACACATGCTGCTGGTACATTTACATTAAACTGTGCATATCATGGAATACCTTGTATTGGATATAGAGGATTAGATACACAAGAGGAACTGCACCCCGCTTTATCTGTAGAAGACGGAGATATCAATACAGCTAAAAAATTTGCACGTCATTTAAAATCAGACGAAGTATATTATGGATATATGAGTAAGTTGTGTAGAGCTAATTATGAGAAGTCTTTATACAATGAAGAGAATTTTGTTCCGTACATAACAAAAATATTTGAGGGGTTGTTGTGAAGATAGGTATAGTTGGTAAAGGGTTTGTAGGTTCTGCTGTACAAAATGGATTTTCACCAAATACTGGATGTGATGCAGAAGTTAGAGTTTATGATAAAAATCCATCTAAGTCTTTGCATACTCTGGAAGAGACGGTAAATGAAAGTGATGTTGTATTCATTTCAGTTCCTACGCCAGCTGGCATAGATGGTAAAATAGATTTAACAATATTGAATGATGCTATTGATGATATAAATGAAGTTTCTATAAATAGAGAAACTATTTTTTTAATTAGGTCTACAGTTGTTCCAGGCACTACAGGTAATTTTCAATACATATTTCCAAATCTTAGATTGGTATTTAATCCCGAATTTTTAACTGAAAGGTCGGCAAATTTTGACTTTATAAATCAAACAAGATTTATACTCGGTGGGTCTAAAGATAATACTATCAAAGTTGCTGATTTATTTAGATGGAGATTTGGAAGGTCTGTGTCTATTTTGGAAACAGACTGTGAAACAGCTGAACTAATTAAATATATGAATAATACATTTTTTGCTACTAAAGTATCATTTATGAATGATATGAAATTATTAGCAGATAAATGTGGTGCGACATGGGAAGATGCTGTAGAGGGGTTTGTTCGTGATGGTAGAATAGGACATTCTCATTTGAATGTACCTGGACACGATGGTAGGTATGGATTTGGTGGAAGTTGTTTTCCTAAAGACATTCAGGCAATTATAAATTATGCTGATGAACTTGGTGTAGAGATGGATGTACTAAAAGGAGTATGGAAAACGAATTTAAAAGTTAGACCAGAAAGAGATTGGGAGCAATTGAAAGGTAGGGCAGTAGTAGATGAAACCGATTAGCTTCATAAATCCTTCAAGAAATAATCTAAAATATTTAAAGTGGTCGTATAATAGTATTCGTAAGAACTTAGGATATAGACATGAGATATGTTGGGCTGATGATTTTTCAGATGATGGAACGTGGGAATGGATGAATGAGATTAAAGACAAAGACCCGAACATAAAGATACATCGTAACGAAGGACCTACAAGGTTAGGACACACGATACTATATGATACGTTAGTAGATATAGCTACCAATGATATCGTGATGATATATCACGCTGATATGTATGCTTGTCCTGGGATGGATGAAGCAATGTTGAAACATTTAGAGCCAGGAGTTGTGGTATCTGCTACTCGAATAGAACCGCCTTTACATCCTGATGGTCCAGAAAAGATATTGATGGACTTTGGTATAGAACCTGAGGAATTTGATGAGCAAGGTTTGTGGAATTTTCTTGAAGATGATAAATTACATTCAGAAGATAAACTTACTGAAGGTATATTTGCTCCGTGGGTTATATACAAAGATGACTTCTTAGCAATTGGTGGACATGATCCTTTATATGCTCCACAAAGCAAAGAGGACTCTGATATATTCAATCGGTTTGTGTTGGCTGGTTATAAATTGGTTCAAACTTGGCAAGGTTTTGTATATCATATGACAAGTCGTGGTTCAAGATTTAAGGACGGGGCTATGAGAAATCCAGCAGGTCAAGTGTTTATGAAAGGTAGGGAGAGTGATGAGTGGTTAAAACAAAACCTCAGGAGCACCAGAAATTTCATCAGGAAATGGGGTCATATGGTACGCCACGACGAATATATGAAACCTGTCATTCCACCGAAATATGATGTGGGTTTTGTGGTTGAGAACTGTGATACTAATATGTTAAAAGAATTAGAACCTTGGTGCAGTGATATTTATGGTGATTGGGTTGGACATAAAGGGTACGGTGTAAACAAATATATTGAAGAAGAACAAAAGGATACCCATTTTGATTTAAGTAAGAAGATTCATTCTCAACATATAGAGTCGAAGAATGATATAGTAGTTGGTTTTGATGCTCAAAAACTTACACCACAAAACTTTCAGATATTAGTCAACTTATCAGATATGTTACAAGACAGTGGTGAGCTTGGTGAGATGGAATATGATATATTTAAATTTAATATAAAATCGTTAAAAACTTATGAGAAGGAGTTAATAGTATGCGAACATTAGTAACAGGTGGTGCCGGTTTTGTTGGTACTAATTTAGTTAAGAGATTATTACAAGATGGTCATGACGTAGTATCAATTGATAACTATTCTACAGGGAAAAAAGAAAATCATCAAGAGGGATGTAGATATTGGAATTATGATTTATCAGATAAATACTGTCCTGTTTTAGCAGTAGATGAGTATGATGTTATATTTCATTTAGCAGCATTACCAAGAATTGTTCCATCATTTAAAGATCCTGTAGCTACATTCACATCAGGTCCAGTAGCGACAATTAATGTATTAGATAGGGCTAAGAAGAATAAAATTCCTGTGATATACGCTGGATCATCGTCTTGTACTGGAGATGTATATGCTAATCCGTATACATTTAGTAAATGGCAGAATGAAGAGTTGTGTAATCTATATTCTAAACTCTTTGATGTACCAACTACTATATGCAGATTTTATAATGTATATGGTGAATATCAAACAAATGAAGGTGCTTATTGTAATGTTCTTGGCATATTTGAGAGAAAGTATAGAAAGGATAAACCACTAACAATAACAGGGGATGGTGAACAGAGAAGAGATTTTACTTATGTGGGTGATATTGTAGATGGTTTAATTAGAGCATCACAGTATAAATCGGACTCACTGTCAGAAGAATTTGAATTAGGTAATGGTAAGAATTATTCTATTAATGAATTAGCTGAAGCATTTGGTGATTATCCGAAGGAGTATATTGATGCTAGACCTGGTGAGATGAGAGTAACTTTAAATACTGATACTAGAGCTGGAGATTTATTGGGTTGGAAACCAAAGGGGGATATAATTAAATTCGTAAAAGAAAATTATATTTTAATGAAATGACATACTATATATTATTAGATATGGATACCATTGATGATATTTGGGATGAAAACATATTAGGAGAAGAATCCTTCGGAACGTTTTATACAGGTAATGGTTTTAAAGCATTTCAGAACATGGTTATAAGAGAACCACATATATTAGAAACAATTGCTATAGTAGATGAAAAAAGGAATCCATATTCCGTTGAAGAGTTCTTAAATTTAATTTCAAAATGGAAAATAATGTCTTGACTTATATTTGCATTTATGTGTATATTTAGAAGAAGTTAAAATGGGTGTAGACTATCGAGAGTATGAAGAGCTTGAAGAAAGAGCTCGTCGTGCGGTAATTAAAGTTAAAAAGAAACCTAATAAACCAAAAAAGACTTGGAAGGAATTAAAGTCAAAAAATGAAAATGTACAAAGAAATAAAAAGAATGCTCGGTCTAATAAATCTGATCGTAGTTAGTTTATTTGTTGGATGTAGTAGTCCAACTGAACCAATATCGCCAATATTATTTGAGTTGGATGCTCGGTTATTTGAAGATGATAATGGATACTACCATTTACCATTAGATGATAAAAAATGGCAAACTACACATAGAATTAGTGGTCATGTTTATAGAGATGGGATGCCGGTTAATATAATAAAGTTTGGTTGGTCTGGCTCTCACTATTGGATAATAGGGGATACACTTGGCTATATTGTAGAAAGTGCTTTGACAGATGATTTAGAATACGTTAGTTATAATACTAGCTATGTGACTTGGTTTGAGGGGTTTGAAGTACCAATAGTTAATGGTGCTTCGTATAGTAGAGAAGATGGTGAAGTAAATACAATGATAGCGCCGGTTCGTTCAATGAAAGGTGATACGGCTACAATTTATTATGGGTATCATGATAATTGGACATATGATGATACATACGGGGAGTTTTATGTAATATTTGATTAGGAGAAATCATATGAAGTATGTGTTGGTTGACAAAGGTGATAATATAGTACATACTGTTGATCTTGCAGGTAATGTAGATGTTAGTGGAGCAAGAACCTATTTTTTAGGATTAAAGAAAATAGATAAAAAGGAGTTTAATGCGCTATGGAGAGTAATGACAGAAGAGTCTTACAAATGGCTAATAGCACATACTAAAGAATCACCATCTAAAAATATAGAATGGTGGAAAGATGAGATTGGTTATTTAGATATAGAGAAATTATGAAAGAATTAACAATAGAGCAAGAAAAGGAACTAAAATTGATCTCAGTTGAGATAGAAGCTGAGGCTATTCGAATGAGAATAGACTACGAAGAGAATCCATCAGAAGAAAGTGGTAGTATTGTAGTAGTACATCAAGAGAGTGAACTTTTAAAAGAAATTAAAGAGGACGAATAATGTTAACAATAATAGCTTGGGTGTGGGTAGGAATATTCATTGGATTTGTAATGGGAGTGACATTGATTAGTATATTAGCTGGTGGAAAACAAGCTGATTTAGAAGCTGAGAATATGCATCTTATATTTGTAAGAGACTCATTGAAGGAAGAGATATTCCGTTTAGAAAATCAACCTAAACCAAAACCAAGAAAAAAAAGAAATCTTAGGGTAAATAAGATAAAAGTTGGTAAATAGATATATTTATTGCTGTACTTGCAAATTAACAGTAATTATAGTGGAGAATATATTTTGAACGGACAGGACAAAAAAGATTTGAATGTCATAATAGAACGAATGGAACAAGCGGATAAAGACAGAGACCAAATGCATACGGATATTAAATTCATTAAAGAGAATATGTTTAATCCACATGAAGGGTTATGGGCTGAAACCAAACAGAACTCGCAGTTTAGAGAAAACGCGACTAAGTGGAGAAGTATTGTTGGTACAGGCGTAGTAGGGTTATTGTTCAAACAAATCTACGATATTTTCAGTAGTTAGATTTTTAAATAAATATATATAATTGAGGGGTGTCGAAAACGCGGGTGAATACGCGTGTCACTTATAATTTAATAGGTAAAATCTTCTAACGAAGATTTCACCGGAAAAGCGTCACTTCACTTCAATAGGGAGATTAAAATGAATAAGTTTTTAGATGCGATAGAGACAGTTCATACTTGGATAGTTGGTAATAAACGAAATGAAACAGAGCGTCGCACAAAGAAGAGTAAACGTAAGAGTACAAAAAGAAGAGCAGTTCGTAGGAAAAGGGGAAATTAGAGCGGGTGAAATATGAGTAGATTTGAGAATAAATGTTGTAAGATACTAGCGGTAATATTAATTGTTTTAGTAATGTATATTGGATTTCAATTGATGGGATGCTCGACACCATCACCGCCATCCGATTACATAGATGAGGTGGAGTATGTCTAATCTTGCGTAAGGTATATGTTATTTTACTTTTGCTTGGCATTGGATGTACATATGCTCCAAATAAAATCCATACTCCCGAACCTCCCGTTACTTACAATTTGGAAGAGAAATTGGGTACTCAACATGAGTATAGAAAGAATCCCCTGTTCAAGGACGCTACACAAATTAGTTTGTATTGTTTACCCCGAAGTAATAACGGTAGTACGGTTAACGGATGGTAAGTTAGAGTATAGTGGCGTAGATGATAGGTTTAATAGTTGATGACTACTCCTGTTGTTAAATTTAAAAAGTTGTGCGCTTCTGCTCGTGTACCCCAAAAGAAGAGTTTTGGTGCGGCTGCTTATGACATTTACTACCCCTATGGAAACGTAGTAACACTCTACTCTAATGATCAGAGGGTAGTTTCTACGGGGTTAGCCATGGAGATTCCCGAAGGTTGGAAGGGAGAAATATACTCGCGCAGCGGATTAGCGAGCCGTGGCATCTTTGTAGTAAACCAGCCAGGGAAGATTGATTCGGATTACAGGGGCGAGATAAAGATTCTTCTTTACAACAGTTCTGCT